GGGTTGGCACCGAGGTAGTAAGCTACTTCAGGGCCTATGTCCGAGGCTCGGATCGACTCAGCCATCACGTCAGTAATTGGAAGTTTCGGGTTGTAGGCGACTTGTTCAAAATCGTCGTACTTACTTCGAGCTTCTTCTTCGCGTTCGTGATAAGACTCAAGAATTGCAGATTGCTGCCTTGCTTGTTCTCGCTGGGCAAGCAGTTGTTCAGCTTTCTGATAGGCCAATGCGTCTGCATAGTCTTCAGGGCTGTCAAACTGATCGACTGGCGGGATCGTTGCTGGCGCTCTCAGCGTCTGGGCTTCCGCTTGACGTTGAGTCTGCTCTCTTTCCCACTTACGTTGTTCTCTTGCAAGCCTTTTGCCAATTGCTGCATCAAGTTCTTCTTGGGTAAAAACCCGTGAAGGCTCTTTTGCCTCATCAGCGACTTCCGGCGTTTGAGTTGCTTCCGGAGTGGCCGTCACTTCTGGAGCTGGCGCGGAGTCTACTTCCGCTAAGGGTTGTTGGACTTCTTCAGTCATTTTTGAATCCTACGATTCCCTGGTGAACGCACCAGTACGGTTTTTGCGATCTTACATTAAAACAAAACCAAAGGCTACTCCAATTGGCGCAACCAAATTCCAAAACCATGAGTGCGTGTCCCACACCCGTTTGTCAAAAGCGTTCCACCATTTCATGTTGGCACGTTTACCATCACCGTAACGCTCAATCCACTTGTACTCAGCTTGTGCGTATTCCCGTCCTGCAAAGAATCCAGAAACAAGCACAGCACCGACAAGACTTAGCCCGAACTGATCGAAGACCAGAACGGTAATTAAAGCCGCAATGGAATGGACTAGGTTAAACATCAATTTGGGTGAAACAGTAATCATCTTACGTTAGGTTGTTTGTGTTGACGTTATTTGTTGCTGTAATCGATATTGGTGTTGTTGCCGTTTTAATTACGTTTCCAATTATTACAATGTCTTCTTCATTAGTTCCGCGAATTCCAAACGTCCCAGTTCCGTTAATTACATTGCCAGTCATAGAAATTTTTGACATGTTACTGTCTGTGGTTGCGCTAACAAATATGCCACGGTCATATGTAGTTGAGTTGAGTATATTATTGGAAATAATTAACCCAGTAAAAGTTGAAGTAGCATCATTCACAGCCATTACAATTGATCTATACGCTACATTATTAATTGTATTATTAGTAACTACACAGTTAGTTATAACATTAGTGTATCCGCTATCAGTAGTAACTAAAATTCCAAAATCTAACGCAACATTGTTGTTTTTAACATTATTACCACTAATAACTATATTATTAATGTTTCCTTCGTGTTGTTTTTCAATAGAAATACCTCTTTCGTTTGAGAGGATAACTGTGTTTCCAGTAATAACATAGCCACCCGTGGCGCCAGTTACGTTGTTCAACACGTTAATACCAATACGCCCTGCCCCAATAATAATGTTGTCTGTAATTGTTGCGTTGATGCTACGCCACAAAATACCGTCAGATACCGCAGACGTTGAATCACATTGAAACGTGTTATTTGAAATTACACATAAATCGCCCGCAGTATGCGCGTCCATACCAGCTTCGCGGCACAACGTAAAGTTGTTGCTATCAACAACAATGTAACGGTTTGGCCCACCAGTATCACCTAACGTGACCCCGTGCCTACACTCAAAAAAATTGTTGTCGGAAATTTTTCCGTTAATTGAAGCATCAGCAATAGCTACACCATAAGCAAGCCCTGTTTTATAGGCTTTTCCAAATGTACTGTTAACAATTGTGAAATCAATGCAAGTGGAAATGCGGATACATCTATTGTCAAACTTGGTAAAATTGCAGTTGTCAAGAAACAAGTTTTTGCAATAGGTAAGTTGAGCGCCTTCTTGATCGCCTGCGGCTCCAGCACCAGAACCGTAGGCACGAATGTCGCGCAATACCAAATTGTCCAACGTAGTCAATTTTTGAATAGTTGGAGTAGTCGGCATTGCATAAAGAATTGGGTCGTATAAAGTAATACTGTTTCCAACAACAGATTTAATTTTGTGGGTTTCTGCCATGATGCAGAGATCATCCCAGTTGTCCCAAAAGTCTGCGCTTTTGATATAAACATAATCATTTGCAGAAAAACCAGCGCCATTGGAAACAGTAAATGTTACCTGACCTACGGTCAGCCCTGCTGAAATAGAAATTGCTGTGCCAATAGACCCAGACGCAACAAGTAACTCAGCAGAATTACCAGCAGTAGAAAAATCAAAAACAAAATTTTCTAGCGTCATGTTTGCTTTTAAAGTCAATGAGCTAGTAATTAAATAGGTTGATCCATTACCGTTTAATGTTTGTCCTGCGGGAAGCGCGTTAATTGCAGCTTGAATTGCAGCAGTATCATTTGTTATCCCATTACCAACAGCACCAAAATCCACCACGTTTAATGGGGCACCATCAATCATTGAGTAAGAAACTTTTGTAAGAGCCATTTTTAATCCTTTGGTTACCAACCAGCCATTGCTGTGTATTTAGTGCCGCCTTCAACGTCAGCTTCAAACTCGTCTTTTTGATCTTGCGAGTAGTTGCGGCTTTTTACGCGCTTAAGTTCTTCTCCAACAAGCTCAAGCCAAGTAGCTTCTAGCGTGTTTGATTGAATGTCGTGGGTCACAGTTGCAATGTACATCTTGATCCTTTATGCGGTTACTGCTTTGATGACCGCAAAATTGAACACGGGCTGTTCGACTGTTATGCCGCCTGTTGTAGCAAAAGTTATCCGAAAGCTACCCGCAGCGGTAGCGGTGACAAATATTTGATACAGATCAGTACCTGATTTTTGCGTTACATGAACAACATCAGTAGCCGCTACGGTTGAATTGGTAACGGTAAAACTTTGAAAAGTTGCAAGGCCAGCGGCAGAAAAAAGTGTGATAGCACCATTGGTCTTGTTCAACGTCACGCCAGTTGTACGGGATGTTCCTTGGGTAACAGTGCCGCCAGAGCCTGTGGTGTAGCCCAAACCGCCTGCGCCAAAAACAAGCACATCACCAGAAAACAAATTCTGTGCAGTTCCAGCAGCGTAGAAGTTATATCTGTTGGCTGCGGAAGCAATTGCGCCGTAAAAGCCGTAGTTGTTTGTTGCGCCTGTAAGTCCACTATCGGCATGGAAGCCGTACTGGTTGGTAACGGTTGATCCTGCGCCTGGAGTTGAACCAGCAGCACGAAAATGATGAAGAGTGCTAAGTGTAAAAGAAGCTGCTGCTGTATTTACTTGCGAAAAGAAACCATAGCCGTTGTTAGTGACATTGCTAGGTATAGTTGCATCCGAAGAAACACCTATGCCAGTCGTGCCTGTTGTTTCAATAGTGCCACCAACACGGAGGCGATAGCCAACTAAAGATGTTGAACCTATGCCCACCCGACCTGCGTTATCAATCCGCATACGATCAGTCGGCGAACTTGCACCGTCAGCCGTGGTGCTAAACACCAAACGGCCAGGCATATCGTTTGTGCCTGGTGTGCCGTCTACTGCGGCTGAAATTGATGCAGCTTGAATACCTGCTGTCCCATCCGCGCCATACCAGTTAATTGAACCCAATCCATCACCAGAAGCAACAACATCAAATGCACCGATAGTTGCCCCACGGCTTTTTAAAAAAACAAAAGCGTTTGATCCAGTGTCGGCGCTAAACCTAGAAATACCCATTTGTTCAGCGCCAGCGTTATTAACTTGAAGTTGTGGCACTACGCCAGACGCATAAGTAAGAGCCGTGTTATTTCCAACAATTACTTGACCACTTGCATCAATTACAAATGGCGTTGCATCAGGACTTGAGCTATCTTCTACTGTTAAAGCATTGCCAGCGCCAAGTTGTGTAATGCGTACAGCAGATGTTGCAGAATTTGCATCAACAAATAGACCAGAAGCAGAAACATCACGCCCTGCGGTTAAGTTGGCAACAGACACTTGTTCTGTAATGCCGCCTTGAACAACAGGCAATACCTCAGTACCCGCCAAAGGCGTAGTAGCTGACGGTAATGCTGATATTTTGCTGTTGGCCATGATTAGATGTACATGACTTCAATGGAAGAATTTAAAGGTGGTGCTGTTGAAAATGTCAAAGTTGTGTTTGATACGGTGTATGTATTTTTTTGTTGGTATACGCCGTTAATATAGACAGACGTAAAATTTTCGCCTGCTGAAGCACTGTTTAATGTAAAGATAGTTTGTGATCCAGTACCTGTAAAGTTTTGAACATTATTTTGTATTGCGCCAATACCTACAATGTTGTCATAAGTTGCAATTAAAACATCTGTTGATGTATTTAAAACAAATTTATACGACACTGCGGTTAACCAAATTTCACCCCCTGGCACTCGGCCTGCGGAGTCCAAAATAATTGGGTTGGCGTGCGCCGTTGCACCACTGGAGGATGTATATGTGGTTTGAGGTGTAGTTGTACCAGCCGCATAAGAATACAGCTTGCCGCCAGACAAAATTACACCGTTGTTGGTAAAAAACTGGGCCGCTGCGCCGCCCACTGGGGAGAGAAAGACGACGGCCATGATTAACCTTTATTCGTAAGCAACAGTAAACGCAGCAGAAGTACCCGCCAGCACAATGTACAACCCTTTGTTAAAGAACAGACCCGCTGGAATATTCAAGTAGGTTGTGCCTGCTGACACGGCAATGGTGTCTGAAATCTTAGGATCACCAGTGCTAGAAGCACTAGAGTCATAGATGGTCAAAGTGCCGCTTGAAGATGCTGACACAAAGATGCCGAACAGCTTGCCAGCCCCAACTTTGACTTGTGTCGTTGCAGCGGCTTGGGTGTAATTTGCCATGATGTTTCCTTATGCCAAAAAGCGGAGTTTGTAGAGGGTTCGCAAATAAATCTCAACGATATTATCAATCAATTGCTGGAGCGATGAATCAGTTTTATCGCATACATCGTAACGAGCGCCTTCAATTTCAGCAAGCGAGTCTTGCAAAAATTCAATGATGTTAGATGTCTTTTTTGCTGAGTTCAATGTGATAGGGCCAATCAAACCATATCGACCTTGGTACGCTTCAGCAAAATCATCCGCCGCACCAATGATGCGCTCATAGAAGATGTTAAGTGCTGTGTGTTTGCTAAAGCTGCGAGTATTCAAATGCACAGAATGTGCAACATCCCGCGCCAAGAACAGTACGCCTAAAAATTCATTTGCTTTCATTGAGGCATTCCTTGTGGTGGCATAGGTTCCATTTCCTGTTCAGGGGGCATCATTTCAGGCTGCTCACGCATTTCAGGCATTTGGTTCATCATGTCTTGCGATTCCATCGCCGCAGCAACTACGCCCATAGCAATATCTTGAATCTGTTGCTCAGTCATGCCAGCCTGCACCGCAGCGATCCGCTTGGTTTCGGCTTCGTACATCTTAACTTCAGCTTCAAAATCTTTGCGCTGCATATCCTGCATTTCAATCGACTTGCCAACGTTTTGAATCATCTGGTGCATCTGTTCCATCTCTTGGCCCATTGCTTGGATTTGCTGTTCCGCTGCCTGCAACTCTGGCGGCTTGTCGCCGTCTTCCATGAGCTTAGGATCGATGGTCTTGGCAAACCGCTTGGCCATCTCTTGGGCACCTGGCCAGTCCATGTTCTTCACAAACAGGTCACCGGCAACAGCCCACAAACTAGGATTGCCCTGCAACAGTTGGGCCATGGCTTCCAAGGCTTCTTGGCGCTTGGTCGCATAACCTGGGCCGGTGGCCACCACCACGTCGTACTTGCCGACGTTGGGGTTGTAAATTTTGTCAATAACGATGTCAGGGTTGTTCTGATCGGTAATTTTGCGAACTGCTTCAGGTTGGTCAGGGTTTAATTTGACCATATTGGTTTCGCCGTCTATACCGATGATGCGGGCCACGCGCTGGGTGTCGTACACCTTGGGGATTAAGTCCACCAACTGGCGCACGATGTGCCGTACACCACGGGCCAAGTTGTCACCGTAGTGGTAAGTGCCCACATCACCTTCGCGCTGGCGAGCCAAAATGGCTTTGCCGCTGCGCTCGTTGGACGACATGCCCAAAGATGCGTTGTATTGGCCAGTAGATGCTTTGATGTCTTCAGACGCGCCAGCTTTGGCCTGCAACAGACCGCTGGAAGCCATCGGTGGTTGCGCCCGTGCAGGCAACGGCAACACCGCGCCTTGGCCGTCGGTGACGTCTGGGTTGACTTCCAAATACGGCCAGTTGGTCGTGTTGGCTGTCTTCCACTGGTTTTCATAACCTTCAAACTGGCCACCGTAACCAATGAACGGCGCTTTCGGTGCAAGGGCCAGCATCTCTGCTTCTTGGCTTACCCAGTAGTTGTACATGCGCTGGGCATCCTTGGCGTTACGCACAAGGCCAGACACGTACAAGCGACCATCGACTTCAAATTCATTGCCAACGATGCGGACTACGGGGATGTATTTCCCCGCCCAATCGCGTTCTTCAAGAATTTCATAACCGTTAATCTTGCAGTATTTAATTTTGACACGATCAGATTCACGAGATTTTTTAGGTTTTCCATAGATTTCTTTCAGTTGTTTGTCCTCTAGGGTGCCGTCAAATGCGGTCACGTTCCCAGGGTACAGGTTAAGCGTTGCTCGGTCGTAGTCTACGTAGTAGTAATCAGCAATGCGGACGGTATCTTCCATGAGCCACTGGCTCAAATTCTGGTCGCCCACGCCTAGCGTTTGCAGAGTGGTGATGGGCGCAGAGTCTGGATACATCCGCGCGTATTCTTCTTTGGTGATGTCTTCAGTAACAAAGCACCACTTGGCATCCGCACCAGTCGGGTCTTGGATGGTTGGATCCATGTAGACGCTGAATGAGTTGCGTACACGGCCAATCTTGATGTCTTGGTCAAACGTGTTTTCGTCGCAGTATTCGGTCAGGATGCGGATGTAACCTTCGCCGTAGGAGACTTGGTTTTCACACGCTGTATCGTACGCGACGTCAGCATCGCTGATGTATTCGATGTGTCTGACCATGCCGTTGAAGATTTCGGCGACTTCGATGTCTGCGTGGTCGTCGGCTGGAATAACCTTGCCACTTGGGCGGTTCTGCCTTTGGTCATTGGTCACCTGCCTTACGTGCTGGGGTAACTTATTGATCGTCAGACACGGTCTGGCGTTGATCGTTTGGCCTTGCACAGAACCACGGGTGGCCAACACGTCCGCTGGCCACTGCCAACGATTGTCGGGTGAGCCAGCGTAGAACTTTAAATCGTCAATCTCATCTTCACGGGATTCAGACAACGCCCCAATCGCCATGTTGAGGCGGTCGCGGGCGGTCGCCAGAATACCAGACTCAGTCTTCTTTTTGCCGCCGTTGGCCACAGCACCGGCTGCGGCGATGCCTGTGTAATCTGCCATTATTTCTTACCTTTTGGTGCCGCACGTTTAACTGCATACGCAATAGCCACGGCCTGCTTGACAGGCTTGCCAGCTTTAACTTCCGCTTTAATGTTTTTGCGGAAGGCTTCGGGTGACTTTGATTTTACCAGCGGCATGGTTAAGACGCTCCATGAATAATTGCAAAGTTGATTACAACAGCTTCGGATAAATTGCCGCCGCTGATGTTTCGCAGTGTAATCGTACAAGTGCCCGCGCTCATGCTGCTGATCCAGCAGTTATACGCACCTGATGTAGCGTTGGAACTTACGTTCAAAATAATCACATCTTTTACGCTGATCAAGCTGTTGGTCAACGTAAAAGTTACATTGGTCAACGTGTTAAGCGTTGCGCTGTCTGTTGTGATCCGGCCCATGCTTGTGTTAAGCGTAACGCCAGTTGACTTGCTTGAGCCTTGAGTTACCGCGCCTTGTCCGGCAAGGGCGTAGCCAATTTCTTCACTGGCATAACAAGTGGTGAACTCTGGGTCTAGGTATGCAACGCCGGTTGCTTTGGTGTTTGCCATTATTTTTTCTTCGCAGTTTTAGCTGACTCTTTGAAATCTTTAGCCGTTGGCGCATTCTTGCTGCCAGGCTTGTTCATCTTCTCGCCAGAGCCCGCTTTGATACGAGCCTGTTTTGCGTGGATGTTTGCGTAGAGTCCAGGTTTTGTAGCCATGATTAACACTTCCATCGTTTAAGGGCTGCTTTAGCGCGTTCGCCGTCTTTGGCGTTGGCTGCTACTGCGCCCATTCTTGCACAAAATGAATCTTTACGGCCTTGGTCTGCCTTGGTTTTGGGGTTAGGCGCTGGCGCTTTGAGGTTTGAGCCTGTTTCACGGTTGTACTTTTCGCGTCCTTTCTCGGTCAAGCCTGCACCCTTGGACACTGGCAACTTCTCGCCTCGGCCAACAGAAAGTGAAACACTCTTTTTTCCCATTTAGCTACCCATCCAAGAAGTTGCAACCACGCTTCGATCTGAATACATGCGGCGCTGCGTGGGTTCACGCGCCTCACGGTGGGCCACAGGGTATGCAAACGTCACACAGATCGCGTCTGCCGCGTCTGGTGAGGCCAAGCCCCGCGCTTTCATGTCTTTTTTCGACTCTAAGAAGATTGTACCCTTAGAGTCGGGCTTCATCATAGGCGAAATTAGATCAGTTTTAAGAAATCTGTCAAGCGGAATCGACGCCCCTTTGAGCCAATCTTTCATTGCACCCCACATTTCGGCTCTTTTGTTGCCATACATAATGGGATTCTTAGACTTAGTACCAAAGTTGATGCCCTTGACCTTGTAGCGCTGCTCTTTCAAACGGTCGACAATGCCGGCTCCTAACCCGCCTTCGTCGATCACGACTAAAGTTGGCTTGTATTCTTCTATGACGTCAATCACATGCCCCACTACAGTCATGGTGTCGTCGCCCCGGTGGCGCCGGATGCTGACTATGTCCCGTCCTTGGCGCACTGCAATGACCGTTGCGTCAGCGCCAAACCGTGCCGGGTCGACACCGATGACAATTGGCGCGGATAGGTCTTTATACGCCGGCCTTTTCATCGCGTCGTCCACAAGCAAAGCCGATATAAACTGATCGTCACCTTCAGACGGGAACTGACCATACACCTCGACGTGCGCTTGCGCTGAGTCTGGGCCATACTCGTCAATGATCTGCTGGTACACCTGTTTGTCTGTACCCTCGACCGTGCGGGCGTCTACCACCTTGGTCGACCAGAACTCCCGTTTGCTGTTAAACGCTTCGTAAAAGTACCCAGTGTTGCGCCGTGGGTTAGAGAACGCCATCCAGAACCTGTTGGGCGTGTTCTCTGTGAAGAATCCAGATGTGACCGCCCAAATGCTGTCGTCAATACCAGACGCTTCGTCAAACACCACCAGCACACCGTCGAAGTTGTGGACACCCGCATAAGCATCAGGATTCTCCGCTGACCACAGCCGTCCCTCGACGCCCCAGTAGCGCGTGCCCTTCTTAAGATCACGCTCGACCAATTCCGTGAGCCACTTGGCCGGCATCAGCCTGGTGGCTGACACCTCAAACCAGTGGCTGTTAAGCGCCATCGCTAGCCACTTGGTTATCTCGGCCCAAGTGACTGACCTTAATTGAGATTCACTGTTGGCCGAGATGATGGTCGTCGAGCCAATCCGCGTGGACAACATCCAAATCGTGATCCATGAGACTAGGGCCGACTTACCAATACCGCGCCCGCTACTGACGGCGCTTCTCAGGGTGTCGTAATCCAGTTTGCCGTTGTTCTGTTTGATGTGGTCTGTGATCTGCTGTAAGACTTCACGCTGCCACTTGCGCGGGCCAGTGAAGTGTTCCAACGGTGTGCCTGCCTGACCCCAAGGAAACGCAAACATTACAAACGCCAGTGGGTTGTCCTTGATGGCTGGCGCCCATAGGCGTGCCATCAACTCCTGTTCGTCTTCAGCGCTGTATATGGTCGATTGCATTTTGCTCCTTGGCCTGTACGTCAATCACATCTAGCCTTTTAGCTGCCTCGGCCAGTGCGCCAGTGATGGATATGCGCTGGTCGACCTCGACAGATATGGCTTGCTTGGCCACCCAGCCGTGCTGGTGCTTCAAAACTTCTAACGCCATCTTAGCGTCGCCGTCTAGCGCGGCGGCTCTGACAATGTTGGCCATCTCTATCTCAGCGTCGGCTTTGCCTTTTTGCGCAGCCATCTCCACAACAGGATCAAGTTGCGTAAGTTGTCGGTATTCGGTGGGGAGCATGCCGGCGGCCAAGGCCAGCGTATCGCCTTTGAGGCCAAGTTTGGCAGCGTCATACACCGCCTTTAAACGCGACTCTGTCGCCTGCACATTGCGCGGTGTGAATGGGATTGAATAGAACATAGGCTCTCCATGCTGGTTGCACGTAGCCTTTAGTTTACAACAAAAAATAAAAATTGTTCGCGAACGGTACGTTTTTGTCGGCCCTATGCTGCCGGCCCTACCCTACCCCTTCTGGCTGTAGGGTCATTGCATAATGCGACCGGCCGCCGGCCTTAGGTCATTTGGGTCATTTGGGTCACGGTTTTAAATTGCAAGCTGGCGCCAGTGGCCATTGTCATTGGGTCATTTGGGTCATTTGTTTTTTGTTGACCCAAATGACCCAAAAAGCGCAGATCTGGCGCCCAGGGAATTCCCCGGCTTTGGGTCATTTGGGTCATTTTGTCACGCTGCAAAAATCGACGCGGGTAGAGTTGTCCACATGGCGTTACACTGTCTTTATATACAGTATATAAATTATTGATGTTATCTATAAACAATGACCCAAATGACCTAAAACACAATGCTTTCCAATATTGGCGGGCGCTGGCGCTTAGGTCATCGCAGCGCGAATGCATAACCTAAGCGCGACCCAAATGACCCAAGATTATGCAAGTTTTGCATAGTTGCAAATAAATGCTTGACAGTGTAAATAATTCCCTTACAATAGCTACACTGGCAAACGAAAAGCCGGTATCAACTAACCTAAGGACCAAAATGACTAAATCTGAAATTCGCGAATTGCAATTGATTACAAAATACCGCGCAGCCGGCTTAGGTCCGGACTATGTGGCGCGCGCTATATCTGCGCTCATTCGCTGCGCTCGCAGCCAAAAAAGCGCCGAAGCGTTGCGCGCTCATGCGCTGGCATTCGGTGTGACAAATCATCCTGAATTTATTGTTTAACTAAACCGGCCGGCGCAAAACCGGCCAATAACATAAAGGCAAAACAACATGAAAAAAGCATTATTTTTAGATATCCTGGCGGCCGCCGTTATCGCGGCCGCGCTCACTGTCGGCGCCCTGGCGTATTTTGACGTTTTAATTAAATAAAGGGCCGGCTATGTTTACAAAATACTATAACGGCATGTACATCAACGGCCGCGCTGCGCGCGCCGAATGCTATGTGACCGATGACGCAAATACTTTTCCCGGCCGCGTTTTTAAATCTTACCGCGCCGCTCAAATTGCAATCACCCGCGCACGCGCTAACGGCGCGCCAGCATCACGTTAACAAGGGGCAAAACATGCACGTACACTTAACACTAAAAAGCGCGAACGTCAAAACCGGCCCAATTCCAGTGTCAACGACCGAGCGCAACAGTTGCCCGGCTGATTGCAAAATGAAGGCCGAATGCTACGCAGCCAGCGGGCCACTGGCGCTACACCTTAAATGACGCCGATTATTTGGCCGATCAAAACGCCGGCCCGGTCGTCGTCGTCCTACCGTCAACGCAAAACGAAAACCTAAAAACGCCAGCCGGCCGGCCGGTCGTCGTTTGCCCAGCGACCCAGCGCGACGACGTCAGCTGCGCGACATGCCAGCTTTGCCAGCGCCAGCGCGCGGCTATTGTAGGTTTCCCGGCGCACGGTTCGCGTCATCGCACAATCAATTTAAGGTTAGCAGCATGATAAAAAGCATGAGAGCAAAATACCCCGGCCACTGTAGCCGGTCCGGCGCCAGGATAAACCCCGGCGATGACATTAAATTTGACACCGTAACGCGCCGCGCCTGGCTCGAGGAACCCGGCGACTCTCGCGTTGTTTTTTACGGTGACAATGGCCCGACCGTTTTCCACCGTAACCCGCGCGGCCGGTGTATTGACGCACCGTGCTGCGGCTGCTGCACTATTTAAAAGGAATCAAATGAGCCATTATGACAAAACGACGGTGACCTTTCACCGGGGTAATGCTTTTACGCCAGAAGGCATAGACGCGGACCCGTTCGCGACTCTCACAATCAACGACCTAGTCGACCGAAAATTGATTGATGCAATATGCGCGCTCATGCGCAAGCACATCAACACCGAACACCAAGATTTTTGTAATATTAAATTATCAACTGAGGATTGGGACTCATGAAAACCGTGACTATTGGCCGCACGGCCTACAAAATCAACGACGACCGTGACATTTTTGCGGATCATGCAAAATGCACCGGTAAGCATAGGACCGTAAAAAGTAAGGGTCCGGAGCGCCGTTATTTTCCTGACTATTTTTATTCTACGGCCGACTATGTGACGCGCTATTACGCGCTAAACAGTGGCCGGGGCCACCAGGGCCGGGGCGCGCCGTACGGCGGCGAAAACACGTTAACCGGCTTCTATGAAAATCTAAACGAAGCGCCGACCACCTATTACACCGGAGACGATACATATGAAAACGAAGGATAATCTACACCCGCTCATGCGGGAAATAATCGCGCCGTGGGCGCCGCTCACGTATGCCGACCATTATTACGTTGATCTTGGGTTTAGGTATGAGCGCGGCCAAGTGTCAGAGCATGAATACAAAATGGCCCTGGCTGAAGGCCCCGAAGCGCGCCGGCTTATGCAAAGCGGGGCCATGGAAGCGATGCGGAGCGCTTATTGATGGTTTTACTAATCGCCCTTATACTGGCTGGGCTACTGATCATTCTGCTAGATCTGTAGCAGTTGCCATCCTCACAAGGCCCCTAGCGATAGGGGCCTTTTTTTTACTTCACCAAGCGCACGGCCAGGGGCGCCGGTATATCCTCGACCATGCGGCGCAATTCTGATTTAGGCCGGCCGGCCATCTCTGGCGCACAAAACATGTGTTTTTTACTTTGAAAGTCACCCGACGCGACGCGGCCAAGATCGACCCAGCCAGCCTCTTTAAGCGCATGCAGAAGGGCCGGCTGGGGAACCTTCACACCGGCCGGAGCGGCGCCAGCCACGCGGTCACACAATGCATGGAAGGGAGACGCCACCACGCCTTTTGAAAATTCGCCCAGGCGCCCGCGCATAAGTTCCACCAAATACGATTCGGCCATGCTCATGCCATGCTCGACCAAGTTCAATTTAAACTCGGTCATCATGGGCGCAGCGCCAGGGTTAAACGCGGAGACGTCGCGGGCATGCAGCCAGGCGCCCACGGCCGCAAACCCTCCGGCTTTGTACCATGCCCACATTTTGGTGGCAGCGTCGACGGTCATACGCGGGGCGTGCGACCAGACGCACATCCAGCGGCGATCCTGAGAATCTAAGCTAATCGGCACGGGGTCATTGGAAAACGCCAGCACGAACACGCGGTTCGCCATCTGGTAAGGGTGCAGGCCCTTGCGGTTCACTGTCAGCATTTCAGGCGGCGCGGCGATGATCGGCTTTAATTTGTTGGCCAGCGCTCGGCGCTCTTTGGCGTCCGGTTCTTTCAACTCATTCAAAATTAAAATTTCAGATTCCAGGGCATAGCCAAATTGGCTGCTCATGGTGTCATTGTCTAGCAGGCCACGGTTTTTAAGGTGGGGGCCACAAACGGCCCAAATGAACGGCGCCCACATGGTGTCTTTTCCAGACCCCTGGTCGCCGCCATGCAGCACGGCATGATTGATCTTGATGCCGGGAAATTGAATTTTAAAGGCCATCACGTTCAAAATGTGATCAAGTTCGCGCTGATCAGGCACAAGCGTTTTGCAATGATCCATCCACAAGCCAATGTCACCGGCGGCCACTGGGGGCCGAGCATCGCGCCAGCGGTTGCCGTACAGGTCACCATCACGGGCCACAATGACCGATTCGCCGGCGGCGTAAGTGATGCCCACAAGCGCCTTGGCGCCATGCTTTTGGCGGTTCTCATCAAAGCAAATTGACGCCTCGACCTTAGGGCGCTTGCCATGGATCGAATTGCAAGATATGTGACGAAACAGAGCGTTGAAAGTGCTGCGCGACACCTCACGGCGGTCTTGCATATCAAAATAGGACTCGTCGTCCTGAATATAGGCGAAGCGCTCATACCACTGCGCCTTCTCAACGCGGCCCAGTTCTTTGCGCTCGACCTCGGCGATGATGGCCGCCGCCGCGT